CTGTTAAGTGGTTAATGGAAAAAAAAATATATATAGACATTGAAGATAAACTGCCGTATTTTTCAGAGGGGTTGACATTTTGGGATAGCTTTGAACACATAAAAAACCATAATGTGATTTTAAGCAAAACAAGAATAGGACAATATATTTTTATTTCCATACCTATTTTTAAAACCCTATATGAGATTAAAAAAAGCAAACATTACAGACCAAATGAGCATTTTTATTATTTCACAGATAAAGGATTAAAAAAATGGTTAGAGGAATATAGATTTAATTTTATAGAAAAGCATGACTTTGAGATAAAGGCCGGTAGAGAAAATATTTATACCTATGTGTTTATGAGGTATTAAATGACAATATGGTTTTATGGGTTATCAAGTAGTGGAAAAACCACACTTGGAAAAAGTTTAAAAAAGTTTTATCCAGGTGCTATTCATTTAGACGGTGATGTGATCCGGAAAGGTGTTAATTCAGATCTCGGATTCAGTACGAAAGATAGAACAGAGAATATCAGGAGAGTAGTCGAAATATGTAAATTATTCTCATTTAATAATTTTATTATTTGCAGTTTTATAACTCCATTGGAGAGTATTCGGAAAAATATTAAAAAAGAATTAGAGAATGTACACATGGTGTATTGTGCTAGCAGCATGAATACATGTATCAAAAGAGATGTAAAAGGATTGTATAAAAATAACACTAAACAAATGACTGGAATTGATAGTCCATTTGATTATCCAATTACAAAGGATCTTATAGTTGATACCGATCATTGCAATGAGTTTGAAAGTTTAACTAAGATAAGGGAATATATAAATGGAATTATCTGCTGAGAAAATACGTAAAATTGATTTTGATAAAAAGAAATGTAGTAATTGTATTCACATGAAAAAGATTAATAGCAAAGAATATATTTGTGTATTTCCTATTCCATTGGGAAATTCAAAGTGGATGTTTTGTAACGATATAGGATTAAAGGTAAAATAATGAAATCAATAATGGATTTAAAAGATGTAGGCAAGGATAGAGAAGTAATGATATTTGGTGGTGGCAATTCTGTATTGAATTTTAATTATAAAAAAATACCGGGGAATGTAGATGGAATAGGGGTAAATTTTACTTTTGTTAATAATATAAAATATGTTGTATGTGATAAAAAGGTTCCTTGTCAGATGTTGATTTCAGGGAAAGAACGGGATTTTGAAATGATTGGATTTGAGATGGATCCGGTTGATTATTATTTTGATGCTAAAATGGTGAAAATGGGTAATCATACAGGGTACAGGGCCTTGCAAATCGCTCAGAAAATAATGAACTATAAGAAAATTTATTTAATAGGGTTTGATTATTATTCAAGAAAAGATCCACAAACCGGAAAGGACCGGCTGCATTATTTTGGAGATCAGATCCATGAGATGTGGATTATATGGCAAGATTTTTATAAGAACCGGGAAAAACGTTTTGAGAAATATGTAAAGGATTTTGATAATATTGAGTGGGGAGAGGGGATATTTAACTGCAATCCTTATTCTAACCTTAAAAAATTCAGCTTTTCACATGGTTTATGAAGAGTCAAAAAGATAGTTTTTCAGATGGGAAAATCGATTTTACCTATTATAAGCCTATTAATCAGCAGCAGGCAGAATTCCATAAAAGCAAATCTCGTCATAAATTATTAATTGGTGGATATGGGTCCGGAAAGACCTATCCCGCAATACATCAGGTCCTTTTTATATGCTTAAATAATCCAGGGCATGAGTTTTTGGTATTAAAAAATACAGACAGAGCTATTGAGGATGATATTCAAGAGGAAGTTTTAATTATTGCAAACGAAGTTAATGCTGTAAAAAGCTGGGATAAAACCAAAAAAAATCTAGTTTTAAGAAACGATACTGTTATTCGGTTCCGGCCCTTGAGTTTAGGTAGGGCAAAATTCAAAGGTTATTATATATGTGGTTTTTTAATAGATGATCCTGATGTGAGATTATACAGGGATGTAATCGGTTTTTTGTTCTCTCGCCTAAGAAATTTCCATATTAAGGCTAATTTTTTTGAAACTATCATTACGGCAAATTATGAGGGGCATGATTGGTTATGGCAGACCTATATGAGGGGAAAAAAACAGGGGGGAGCTGATGAATTTACCTATTGGGTATGCCCTACAACAGATAATCCTACTCTTCCTGAGAATTATATACCTGATTTGGAATCAATTCATAGCACTACATGGATACAGCGCTTTGTCCATTGTGATGTAGAGCAGAGTTTTACAGGGTTAATTTACGAGGAATACGATACCAAAATTCACGATAGAGATCTATCCTGGTGTTTTAAGCTAAATGACAAATTAATAAAAATAATGTGCCTGGATGTTGGGGTTAATGACCCGACTGTAGTGTTAAAAATCGCCTGTGATCGTAATAATGTCTATTTTTATGATGAATTTTACCATTCAAACACTAGAACCCCTATTTTGGGGGAATATTTAAGGAGAGAGAGCAATAAGGATAATTTTAAAGCAATAATTGTCCCTCCTGATACAGCTAAGAGGGATCACAGAGAACATAAGTCTGTACGTGATGATCTACGTAAGGATTATGGAGTTCAGACCCATATAGGCAATAATTCGATATTTTATGGCATTGAATTAGTAAAAACTTTAATGACAGTCAATAAAGAAGAAAAGACCCATTTTTATATTGATCCTAAAAGGTGTCCTATGATGGTTAAAGAGATGGAAGTATATCATTGGGTAACACCTGAAGCATCAGAGTATGATGAATTGGCATATAAAGAAAAACCTACTGATAAAGACAATCATGCTATGGATGCGGGAAGATATGGTGTTGTTTATTTAAAATCCTTTTTAAGAGGGATATTTAATAAAGAAAATGAGATGAAAAAGCGTAGAGAGCGACTTTGGGAAGAAAGATTGGAAAAATTAAAAATGTATCAACGGCATCCGGCTAGAATTCAACAAATCAAAGGCAAACGGTATACAAAGTATTATTATTCTAAGTAAATGTTCATAACTTGTTCATAACTTGACAAATCTTTAAAAATGTATGATAATAGTTATAATGGCCAATTTAGCGAAAAAGCTATCCAAAGATAAAACAGATGAGATTCAAAGGTTCTTAAAGACAAGATTCAAAAAATTAGATGATTTGCGATCTTCTTTAGATACCGAGATTAAAGAAGATATAGATATATATAATAATAAAGATAAATATCTTGAAGAAAAAGAAGATTGGCAGGAAAAAATAAAGGTTCCCTACATATACACCATTGTTCAAACTATGGTAGCAAGGTTAATCGAAATATTTTTTGGATCAGATAATTATTTAAAAATATATATCGAAGATGAGAAATTAAAACCTATAGAAAAAAAAGTTCAAAAATTTCTACAGGATAGACTTGACGGAATAAAATTTAAATATAAAGCCAGGGATTTTATTGAAGATAGTTTAATTCAAAGAACATGTTGGTTACAATTAAAACCCATAACAGTAAAAGGTGAGTTAAAAGATTTAGATTTTAATGTTCTGAAATGGTTTGATGTTTGGTTTGATACAAAAGTAAAAAAAATTGAAGATACTGATGTTTTTATAAAAAAAATAGTTAAATTATACAAAATAGAAGATAATGAAGAGATTTATTTTAATCTTGATGATATTAAAGGGACCACACCTCCGGATGATATAAAAGAGCAGCAGGAATATGAGGCTAAACAGGGAGATACTAAGAGTTATGAAAAAACTTATTATGATCCTGCAGGGAATTCTACTATTGATGAAGTAGAGTTATTGGAATGGTATGGTGTTTATGATATTAGTGAAGATTCTAAAAAGTCTGATTACAAAAATGTTATTTTTACTCTTGCAAATAGAGAAGTTATAGTCAGGGCCGAAACAAATGAAATTGAGACAGAAAAAAAAGTTTTATTATTTCCAATACGGCCATTACGCCAGGCAAATTCTTTAATTGGTAAATCTGTACCTCAATTAACTAAAGCTTTACAATATGAAAGTAATGAGATCAGAAGCTTGCGCATGGAAAATTTTAAAGCACAAATAAGATTGATGTTTAAAATGAAGCGTGATGCCGGTATAGATATGGATGAGTTATTCCTTGAGGGAGGAAATGTTGTAGGTTTTGATGATGATCCTAATGATATAAGTACATTTGACGTACCTGATAAAGGTAGGGAAGCGACTGGAATGTTAGCAGAGATAACACAGGACATGCAGCAGACAACAGGTGCGGTTGATTACCTTATGGGTACAAGTGCTGCCAGGGGTGTTACTGAAACGGCCAGTGGTATTAGACAGGTAACTGAGCAGGCAATGTATAAATTTTCAATGATGGGATTAAATGTTGCCGGTGATTTATTGGATGTTTTGAAGTATGTTGCAATTATATATATTGCCTATGGAAAAAAAGAAATAATATTAACTAATATAGAACTTGACTCTTTTGCAAAATTAAGTATTAAAGAAATGGAAAAAAGTCATAAATTTGATATACAATTAAATGATCTTGGTATGCGCCGAGATGTTGAACGGTCACAGTTTATAAATGCAATAAATGTTATTCTTGGAATATTGACACAAGTAGGTGGTAATCCAAAGGCATTATTAAGACAAGTTATGGAAAGATTGAATATGGAAAATATTGATGAGCTTTTAAAATTACCTCCGGAAGAAGAACAATTAGTTCAGCAAATTTTACCTATCATTAAACAAAATCCTCAAATAATTCAGACATTGTTAGCAATGGTAGAACAGACGGGAAAAGGGGCAGTATCAGGTATGGCGAATTCTACGGCTTCGAAAGAAGCAATGCCGGAAGAAACTGCATTAAATGAAAACACTGAAAGAGGGAGACCATAATTTATGGAAAAAGCTTTAAGATTAAAAGCAGAAGAGCATTTAGCAAGATCTGATGCAATGGTTGATTTAAAAAAAAGTCAAGCATGGGAATATATTAAAAAATTATGTCAGGATAAAATGAATTTTTGGTCTGATCTAAATAGACTTAATCCGAAAGATTTGAATAACAGTTATATAAGCGCCAAAAACCATGTGGATATTTATAAAGGATTTTTAAATATGCCGGATGTATGGATTAAAGAGGGCGAAAGAATTAAGAAAAAATTAGAAGGAGAAAAAAATGATTAATGAAGAAGGTTTAGGGGAAGAAATCCCTATGGAAGAAGTACCTATAGAGGGAGTTGCGGAAGAAGAAGATTTGGGAGAAGGAACCTTAATGACCCATACAATAAGTGAAATACCTGCATTAGAAGGTCTCGCTGTAGGGGATAATATTAATTTCACAATAGCCAATGTGAGTGATGATGGTATGAGCTATGATCTTGAAGTATCACCTATGGAACCGGAAGAAGGATTAGAGGAAGAAGTACCTCTTGAAGAAAGCGGTCCTACAGGAAGGGAAGCAGTAGCGCAATCAATGTATTAATATTTAGTTTTTTAAATAAATAAATAGGAGAGATAATTTTATGAATTTGATTTTAAAAATATTTTTATTAGGTTCTTTTAACCTTTTTAAAACAGCAATATTTGGAATGAATATTGTAGATGATGAAGGTGAAGAAAATAATGAATTGGATATTGATTCTTTATTAGATGCGGGCGATAAAGATGAAACTCTTTCTGATGACAATGGTGATAAACTAAATCAGAAAAAGACTTCTGACAAGTCTAAAAATAATAGAGATGAGAAACTTCAAAAGTTAGAGAAATCATATAAGCATCAACAGGAATTTGTACGGCAAATGCAGGAAGAGATGAAAGGCTTAAAAGATTTTAGAAATAAAATCGTTGGGAAAACCGATGAAGAAAAAGCCATTCAAGTAGAAAAGGATTTACTCAAAAAAATTGAAGATAATCCTCTGTATGCAGTGCAAAGAATTGAAACTCTTGAAAAAGAGATAAAAAAAATTGATACAGTTAAAGATGATGTCTCTAATTTTAAAAATCAAATAGAAGTTGATCGTGTGATAAAAGAAGTAGAAAAAGATCATATTATTGACTGGGACAAAAAAGAAAAAGAAATTGTTGCTCAAGTTGCTCGTTTTAGCGAAAAAGCAAGAAGAGAAAAGCCTAAAGAAACTCTTTTGGCTGCTTGTAAATTAGCTGATGCGGTTAAACCAAGGGACAATCAATCGCCTCTTCCTTACACAGAAGGTAATGAGGGAGGGTATTACGACAGTAAGGCCCGGAAAACATCAGAACAAAAAATAAAAGATAAAATTTTAAAAGCTGGTAAACAGCCTTTATTCGGATTTTAGGAGAGATAATTTTATGAATTTGATTTTAAAAATATTTTTATTAGGTTCTTTTAACCTTTTTAAAACAGCAATATTTGGAATGAATATTGTACAGGGTGTGGTGTCAGAGTATTCCGCAGGTGCAAGGTATATTCCGGAACCAGGCAGATTAAGAGTTGCTTTTGATAATGAAATTCATAAGCTTGATATTAACAAAAGTATTTTACTGCTATTGTTAAAAGAAAAAGTAAAAAAAGAAAGTGTTGGAAGAATGAAATACTTTTGGGAAACTAAAGACAGGCGCGCTGATTATATTGCTTTAACCGGCATTGGTGGTCCCTGGTCAATTGGTATTGCTGCTAATGGTACATTAACAGTTGCTTTAACTGATATATGGCTTTTCTCAGAAGGTGATGTGATACTGATTCCTACCGTTAGTCAGACTGTTAATATTTATATTCATGCAGCGGATCAGACCACAGGTATATGTACATGTTACACAGTTGATGGAAATCTTAATTTAAGTGCCATTGGAACAGGTTATCCAAATGTATTGCTGATCGGTAATGCGTTTGAAGTTGGTACCGGAATGGGAACTATCAAGAGCCAACAGCCTACAGAGGAATATAACTATATAGAAATATACCAGACTCCTGTAGGACTTACCACCACTGGAAAACATATTGAGTATAACGGTGTACATGAATATGATGAGCAGACAAATGAGGAAGGTATAAATCATGCGTTTAAACTAGAAAAAACCTTTTTCCTTGGTCAAAGATATATGAGACCAGCCGGCAGAATGTCCGGGGCTTATGCTCAGTATTTCACCGGTGGAATAAGAAGCTATGTTTCCAGTAATGTAGTTAATATCAACGGTAACCTTTCACAATCGCAATTTGTGGATTGGTTAAATGATATTACAAAATGGGCCAGGGAACCTGTAGTGTTTTGCGGAGAGATCATTTATGAAGCTCTTTGGCAATGGGCTGATGGAAAACTTGAGATCGTCCAGAGTGAAGATACTTTAGGTGTAGCAATCACAAAGTATAAAACTCCTTACGGAAAGATAGTTAAGATCATACCTCATAGAGAACTTTTCTGTAATGACTATGCAGGTGTAGGGTTTGGAGTGGATTTGGCTGACATAAAATATATGTACCTTAATGGCCTTGATACTCATCTCGAAAAGGGCATACAACAGGCTGATCTTAAACAGACAATTGATGAATTCAGAACTTGGGCGGGGTTAAAAATGACTTCGGAAAAAAGGCATGGATTCATGTATGGTGTTACTGGTATAGACACTGATTAACTAAATAATAAAGGGAGGGGTGATTTATTATCACCCCTTTTTTTATATAAAACAATTTATTTGGAGGCTATTAAGTGGCAAAATACAAAAGTAAATACTTGGGCTATAAATTTTGGATTACAAAAAAAAAGGCAGCTAAATTTGTGAACGGAGCTTTTTTCACTGATGATCCAGAGACAACACAAAAGTTAGATATTTACGCATTGTCTCATCCTAACGAAGTCAGTAGAATAGACAAATCAGATGCAGCAATAAAAATTATTCAAAATGCATTTAGTGAAGCTGAAAAAAAATCTAACCTTGAAGATGTAATAACCAATATTACAAAAAAACAAAATACAAAAAAAGCCGAAGCTGTTTTGTCCGAGGAAGAAGGTGATGTATTGGATGTTTTGAAAGTTAAAGAGGATATTGGCTCCGGCATGCCTATTCCTGAGATAAAAGAAGAACCGGTTAAGAAAAAAAGTCAAACAATAAAGAAGGTCCAAACACGACCACAACCGGAAGGGAAAAAGCATTTTGAAAAAGTAGAAGAGGATTTAACAATATAATAATGACATTTTTAGCGTTATTAACAAATATAAAAACTCATCTTGGTATTGAGGGCGCAGGAGCCGAGGCAATTTTAAAAGATAAAATCAACGATAGTGTTCTCGATCTATGTAAAGTATATGATTGGGCTAGGTTAAAAGTATCGGATCCAATTACTCTCAATAATTCAAATTCTTATACTCTGGATGCTACTTTTTTATCTTATACATTTCAAAGAGAATTAAACCTTATTTTACCTTATGCCTCTACAAATGTAACGGAAGTAACAAAATATACAAAATATAATTATGAGAATTATCTAAGGTTATCTAACAAAAACTATTGTTGGGCTATATTTGGAAACACCTTATATGTAACAGGTGATGCTATAACTTTAAATTTCTCTTATATATCACCCGGGAATTTTGATAATTACCCTTTAGTTAATGATGATGATGAGATACCGGCTACTATTTATTATTATGATATTATTAAATATTTAACTGTTATAAATTTCTTAAATTCTATAGGTGATAAAGAAACCATAGCTGGTGAAGAAAGTATGCTACAGAAAAAATTAGTAATTACAAAAAGTGGTGAAAAGAGAGCTGAACATAGTGGAAAATTTCTTCATGTACGCAGAACCGGATTGGGATAAAGTGTGGAGTTTAAAAGAATCTCATCTTTTAAAGGCGGTCTTTTTGAAAATTCCGATAAAGAACATAAAATTGCCGATAATTTTCTAACAAAATTAAATAATATAGACCTGGATCTAACAGGTAGATTAAAGCGTAGAGATGGTTATGATTATTGGGATGATCTAAAAGATGATGATTCAATAACGTCTTATCTTTCTATCCCCGATGTTTCGGGGTTCACAGGGTTTGGTAACGGGGATGAAAACAAAATTCAAGCTATATTTCCATATACAGATGTTGGAGGTAATAAATTTATTATTATTGTATCAATGGAAAAGTATATTTAGAAACTAAATCCGGTGATAGTAAAATATGGATTTGTTTAAATCCTAGCGGAAATATTGATTTTGAAGAAGTATCAAAACACATAGATATTAAATCTTATCTCGATATAGTATTTTTTAATGATTATCAAAACAATGTTTATATGTATAATGCGCGAGCGTATTCTTCAAGTGGTTGGTATATAGCTGGAAACCGATATATCTATTTTGCACAAGATAAAATATATTTTAGAGACTATAGTAATATGGGACCCAATTATCATACACATGCCATTACCGTTGCGGTCCCGGCAACCGAAAAATTTACAATAGCAGGTGATTATAGGCATCATTTCACGGTTGGAGATATTATAACCGTTGAAGATTCTACCGACAATGATGGAGATTGGACTATTGCTGCAGGCGGGGTTAATTTAGTTGGCGTTGATACGGAGATAACGGTAGTTGAAGATGTGACTGATGCTACAGCAGATGGAAATATAAAATCACAATACAGGGTGTTT